CCTATCGGGTGGTGTGCCGGAAGTGCAAAACCAGGGTGGTGTACCGGAAGTGCAAAACCAGAGGCCCGAAGTTTTGGGTGCAGCTCTGGCATGACACCAAGTTTGTCGCCCAGGGCCAGGCGGGGACGGCCTGGAATAAGCGGCCGGGGAGGTAGCGAATGGAAAGACTGACTGCAATACGGAATGGTGTAACCGTTTATGTTGGGCCTGGTTGTGAGTACAGCACAGGAATGATAGCAGCCGAACTTAATTCTGCTCATATCCGACTGGTGCTGGAGCATTTAACCGCCTATGAAGAAACCGGCCTAAAGCCGGAGGAAATCATGGGGCTGTGCAGTATGGACAAACGTGCCAAGATGGCGGAACTATTGAGGACAGAGGAAAACCGCCCTCTGACCCTTGAGGAGTTGCGGCAGATGGGCGGAAAGCCTTACTGGCATGTTGGACTGCAAGAGGACAGCCCGCCGCCACACTGGAATGTCCTTGACCCGTTCTATGCACGGCATATCGAGGATTACGGGTACGGAAAGCGTTGGCTGGCGTATCGTTACGAACTGGAGGCCCAACATGAACTGGAAACGTGAGGCGGCCGACAAGCTGAAAAACTATGAGGCCCACAAGCAAGCCCTGGAATGCCTGCCCAAAGAGATCAGGCGGTTGGAGAGTGCCTATACTGGCATTCGTAGCGCCACCACCGACGGCACGCCCATTTCTGGCGGCGGCAATACCCGGGAGGACTCTATGCTCTCCAACATCGTCCACCGGGATGAACTGAAATGGAGGCTGAAGGAAGCCCGCCTGTGGGTGTCCCAGGTTGACAAGGCCCTGGCCGTCCTGGATGACGAAGAACGGCTTGTTTTGAACCGATTTTACATCCACCGGGCAAAGGGGGCTGTCGAGGCCCTATGTGAGAGCCTAAACTTGGAGAAAAGCGCCGTCTATGACAGGCGGGACAAGGCTTTGCGGCATTTCACCCTGGCCCTCTATGGGGCCACTGAGACGGAGTAAAAAAGCCGGAAAAAAACCGGGCGATTTTTCCGAAAGACCGTGGTACAATGATAGGGTGTAAAATCCTAACTAAGCCGGGTGGCCCCCTCCAACCGAGGGGGTCGCCAATATTTTCGGGAGGAGGTTTCTGGCCCCCATGTTTCTCCTTTGCGTGGGGCATGGTCCGGGCTGGCAGCGGTCGCCAACACGGCCAGCGGCGGGCACATCACGAAAAGGAGCAGCGAGCAATGGAAATGCAGCTGGTGACAATGAAGCTGTCGGAGATCCGTCCGTATGAGCGGAATCCCAGGCGTAATGACCGGGTGGCGTCCACGGCGGTGTCCAGCGGCAGCCACTTCCGGATGTGCGATGGGCTGCTCCTGTCCGACCGAGACTATATCAACATTCAGACCTTCCCCCAGGACTATGACTTCATGGGGGAGTCCGTGCAGTATGTGTGCGGGATGAGCGTGCCCCCGGTGATGATGGCGCATATCGCCGGGGAGATCGAGCGGCAGTGGTTCGGCAGGGGGTGAACGCATGGCGAGGCCGCAGAAAGAAATCAGTCAAAAGGATTTTGAAAAGCTGTGCGGCCTCCAATGCACCAAGGAGGAAATCTGTGGCTTTTTCGATGTGACCGACAAGACCCTGGAGCGGTGGTGCAAGCGCACCTATAAGCAGGGTTTTTCCGAAGTTTTTGCACAAAAGCGCGGGGCGGGTAAAATATCCCTTCGGCGGTCTCAGTTCTATTTGGCGGAGAAGAACGCCAATATGGCGATCTGGCTGGGTAAGCAGTATCTGGGGCAGCGGGATGCGCCAGAGGAAAAGCAGGGTGGCGCCCAGGAGGATGACCCCATCACCAAGAGCCTGAAGGAGGCGGCAGATGCTATCTCCAAAGCAAATTGAAATACTGCGCTGGCCATACACCGGCAAACGGGCGCTGATTTGTGACGGGGCGGTGCGCTCGGGCAAGACGTCCATCATGTCCCTGTCATTTATTCTTTGGGCCATGGGGCAGTTTGACCGGTGCTCCTTCGGGCTGTGCGGGAAGACGGTGGGCAGCGCGGAGCGCAATGTGATCCAGCCGCTTCTGGCCATGACCTATTTCGCGCAGAACGGCTTTGCGCTAAACTACACCCGCTCAGACCATGTGCTGACCGTCTCCCGCGGGAAGCGGGGCAACCGCTTCTACGTGTTCGGCGGGCGGGACGAATCGTCCTATATGCTCATCCAGGGCGTGACGCTGGCCGGCGTACTGCTGGACGAAGTGGCCCTTATGCCCCGGTCGTTCGTGGAGCAGGCGCTTGCCCGGTGCTCGGTGGAAGGGGCAAAGCTGTGGTTCAACTGTAACCCGGACGTGCCGCAGCATTGGTTCCGCAAAGAGTGGCTGCTAAAGCTCCGGGAGAAGAACGCCACCCATCTGCATTTCACAATGGATGACAATCCCAGCCTGTCCGAAAGCACCAAGGCTATGTATCGCAGCCTGTACCAGGGTGTGTTTAAAAAGCGCTACATAGACGGCGAATGGACGGCGGGTGACGGCCTGATCTACGATATGTTTGACCCAGATACGCACGTATATCAGGACAGCGAAAAGCCGAAGGGGCTGAAATACGTTGCCACCCGGCACATTGCCTGCGACTATGGAACAACGAATCCCTTTGTGCTGCTGGATATCTACGACGATGGCGAAACTGTTTGGGTGGACAATGAATACCGCTGGGACAGCCGGGATTTGGAGCGCTGCGGACGGCAGAAAACAGACCAGGAGTATACTGATGATTTTAAACGCTTCATGGGGGATGACCCGCAATTTTTCTGTCCCGCCGTGGTAGACCCATCCGCCGCCAGTTTTGCTGTGGCGCTACAGCGGCGGGACGTGTACGTCATCCCCGGTGACAACGATGTGCCGGATGGTATCCGGCGCACCAGTTCTTTGCTTGGCCGCAAGGCCATCCGGGTGAATGAGCGGTGTGAGGGGCTAATTGGGGAGCTGCAATCCTATGTATGGGATAGTAAAGCAGCGGAGAACGGTGTGGAGAAACCCGTCAAGGCTCTGGACCATGGGCCGGACGCGCTGAGATATTACGTAAACACCTGCTTGCCCAAGTGGAGGTACGGAGAGGAGGGATAACTTGAGCGAGAATAACGAATCGGCCATCCAGAGCGTGGTCTCAGATAAGACCGGTGTACCGGTTCTGGATGAGTTTTCCAACCCTTTGTTTCGCTTGGGCTACGGCTCTCAGGCCCCGTTGGAGGCCACGGACTACCCATTGACCCGCATGACGGACAATTACGCCCTGCTAAATTCCCTATACCGCAGCGGCGGGATTTGCAAGAGCGTGGTCAGTATTATCCCCAACGACATGACCCGAAAATGGTACACGCTGAGCGGTGGCATTGGGCCGGAACACCTGAGGACGCTAAAACAGGTGGAGCGGGACACTGGCCTGCGGGAAAGTCTGGACCGTGGCCTGCAATTTGGAAGCCTGTATGGCGGTGTGGCGGGGCTCATCCGCATACGCGGGCAGGAGGCTGTGCTGGACAAGCCCCTGGACCTGAGCGCCATTCTTCCCGGCACGTTTGAGGGTGTCCAAATTTTTGATCGCTGGTGTGGTATTACGCCGGATACGGAGCTGGTATTCCACCGGGGCCAGATGGCGCCAAAATACTACCGCATTGAGGACCCTGAGAGCAGCTTTTCTACTCGGGTGCACCACTCCAGAATCATCCGCTTCACCGGCGGAATTTTGCCGTATTTGGAGGAAATGGCGGAACTGTATTGGGGAGAATCGGACATCGAACCGATTTACCGGGATATTGTTCTTTACGACAACGTGATGGAGAACATGGGCAACCTAACCTTCCGGGCCAACATTGATACGATGGAGGTTCAAAACCTCGACCAGCTTTTTTCCCTTACCTCAACCGAACAGCAGCGGCGGTTCTGGCGGGTTATGCAGGCGCAAAGTGTTATGCAGTCCAACTTTGGGACACGGCTGGTGAACGCCGGGGATAAGGTCTATAACACCCAGTACAGTTTCACCGGCTTTGATCATGTGACAGAGGCTGTCCAGCTCAATCTGTGCGCTAAGACGCATATTCCCATGACGCGCCTGTTCGGGCGATCCCCGGCGGGAATGAACGCTACTGGGGAAAGCGATCTGAAGAACTACTATGAGTACATCGATATCCGGCGGGAAACCCGTCTGCGGCCCATTCTGGAGCAGTTGCTGCCTGTGTTGTGTATGTCTGCCTGGGGTATGGTGCCGGACGATTTGGAAATCCAATTCCCACCTCTGTGGACGCCCACGGCAAAGGAGGCGGCGGAAATCGTGGAGAAGAAAGCATCTGCTGTCCGAGATATGTTCCAGGCCGGGTTGATACAGGCGGATACAGCCCAAAAGGAGCTGAAAGCGCTGTCTGTGGAGACGGGGATGTTTGGCAGCATCACCGACGAGGAGATCGCGGCCAACGCCGGGAAGACGTATCAGGACGTCACTGCGCTCAGAGACCCGCTGGCGGGGCTGGGCTACGGAGGAGAGGAAGCGGCCCCTTTTGAGCAGAATACCGGGGACGGCCTGACGCTTGACTACAAAGGGCAGCCCCGGGAGAAAAACGGGCGGTTTTCCTATGGGAAGCTGGGAGGAAGCTCGACAAAGGGGAAGAAAAGTGGTAAAATAAAAAAACCAGGGTTGAGCCAGAAGGAAAAGGCCCGCGTCAGCAGCGGCCTTCTCACGGATCATCCAAGGTTGAAGTCAGGCGAGATAAAAGTATACGACTATGGAACCTATCAGTATCGTGTTTTTGTAAAAGGCCCAGGGGAATATCACTTTATCTCAAGAACTAAGCTAAAATAGGAGCTGGTTGGGATGAAAAGAAACGAGCAGGAATCGGAATATCAAAAAATCCTGATGGAGCGCTATGAAAGCCAAGTGAAAGATAAACTAGACCAGACCGCTTTACGGGCACTCTACAACGACCCCCAGTGGGAAGGCTATGAGGAAGAAATGCTGGAGTGGGTCAAAGCCCATCCGGACGCCACTTTAGAGGAATTGCTTCGTTTTGATTTCAGCTTCTATGAGCCCCTTGAAATTGTGGACGATGACGAATTTGGCGAGGAGGACTAAATGCCTGCCCTAAACCGCGCTGTGGCCAGCATGGAGCTGCAACGGCTGATTCGGATCTACCTGAAGGCGGAAACTGACATCATCAACGAGATTGGGCGGCTGCGCTCCCTGGGGCTGGCAGACTACCACGCGGAGGCGGCGCTGGCGCGGGTGCAGGCCATTCTGGTCAAGCTGGACGAGGACAGGGGCAGGTACATCCCCCGGATGATTGAGACACAGTTTTATGTCAGGCGCCCGGAGGCCAGAAAGCCCTTGGATGTGCCCGAGGCGGCGGAGAAGCATTTGGCGGGATATCAGAACGCTGCCGCCCTTACCGGGGAGCAGCTGGACATCGTGCAGCGGCTGACGGTGAACCTGACCGGCCAGCTTTTGGAGGCCGACGCCACGGCGTACGCGATGCTGTCCAACGCCCTGCTGGGCCGGGATTCGCCGGACGTGTTCCGGCAGGTGGGGCTGGAGCGGACGGCGGCGATGGAGGCCAGGGGCCGGGGCGCGATCCGGGAGGCCCCTGGGTTCGTGGAAGCCCTGCGGCGGGAGGGCGTCACCGCGTTCATCGACAAAGCTGGGCGGCGCTGGGGCCTGCACACCTATGGCAGTATGGTCCTGCGCACAACGTCCAGACAGGCCGAGGTACTGTCCGTACTCACCCAAGACCCGGAGTGGGATTTGTACAAAATCAGCAGCCACGGGACCACTTGCAAGCTGTGTGCATCGTATGAGGGCCGGGTGTACTCCAAGAGCGGGAACGACCCGGATTTCCCGCCGCTGTCCGCCGCGTTTGGAAAGCGAGACAGGGCAGGGCCGGATTCATTGGACAACTCATGGCTGAACATCCACCCCAACTGCCTCCACCAGCTCACCCGCTGGACCCCCATGGGGCGCAGCGAGGAGGAGCTGCAAAAAATAAAGGATTTCTCCAGCTTTCAGAAGAACCCGCCCGCCCGCGATCCGAGGACTCAAAAGCAGATTGAGGCATATCGGGCCAAGGA